CCTCCTTGTTAAAGCAAGATTTATTTGACTCCTTTCGGCAGTCTTAAAAAATATAATATCATATTTTTTACATTAATGCAAGGCTGTTATATCCAGCCCATCCATTTACAAAGTAGAAATCCTACAACTACGACAGCAGCTATTATAGCTCCTTTTTTAGTTTTAGAACTGTTTGTCCAAATATCCATTTATCCTCCTAGTATTTGAGTTTAGGTGACTTAGATTTGGATGACTTCTTTTTATTTTTCTTCTTATTGCTTTTTACAGCAATAGGTTTGATAGCCATTCCTTTTCTAGTCTTCATAGCATTTGCAACCACATTTTCCTCCTAGTGTTTTCCGCGCTCTACGCCTTTTATGCGACCCTTATTACGGGAAGCATAAAATACTTTAGTGCCCTTTTTCTTTCCATATTTTTTCTTCATAGCACTCATAACTTTTTTTCCTTTTTTAGTTAATGGCATTATGGTCTTTTATTATTTCTATTACCTTGTAATCTAGGATTATATTTTTCTTTTTTAGATTTTGTTTTATTTTTATAATTTCTTTTATCTGAAATTGCGGCTAATGTAACCGTGGCAGGCAATCCTACCATCATGTCTTTCGATATTTGTAAAGCAGGGCCTACATCTTTATCTTCATATCTTTTGATAAATTTATCTACTACTACATTTTTTTTTGGTTTAACTTGTTTAATTGGGGCTGCAGATGTGCCTTTAGGCAATGTAAATGCCTGATCATATCCTGGTTTAACTTTTCTTAAATTTTTAGGAACTCCTGGTCCTGATTTTCCGCTCATTACTTCATCCTCGTTGCATAGATTAATTTTTCCGCATCCTTCATTGCGTCATCTGTTGCCTTGACTGCAAGATCTGCTTCTCTAAGTTTACGATCTTCATCCTTATTTTCATCATCAATAATTACTTTAGTTTCCTCCAGATCCATCTTATCCTGATGTATCTTCATCGCATCAAGTTGTTTCTTCGCACGTAATGCCAGATCCTGTTTTTGTATTTCTATTTGTTCTTGTTGTGGATCTTCCGTTTGACCAGCCATTATCTTAGCCTTTTCTTCATCAAGTTTCAAGACCTTATCCGCCGCGTTAGCCGCCATGAGAGCGATTTGATTCTGCATCTGTGGTGGTACTTGCTGTTGCTGTTGCGGAGGTGCCATGATCGCCTGTTGCGCCTGTGGATCTTGAACCATCTGCGCCATTTCAATTTGATATTTCAAAGCCAAATGTTCTTGTATGTGAGATATCAAAAGCTGCTGCACAGGTGGACTTTGATACGCAGGATCTTCCATGAATTTTCCATGAACAATAATGTGCGCGTCATGATTCTGATCAGGCTTAGCCTCCAATGGTGCCCCCTTGAGAGCAGCCATGTTTTCCGTAATAGGATTTGAACTGAAAGGTTGTTGCTGTTGTTTTAAATAACGTTGAGGTTCGCTCACGCCCATCGCAGCAAACAGTTCCATCCCAATCTGCTCCATATTATAAGCAGCGGGGTTCTGTTGCGCGATAGACATGATAGCGTTTATTTTCGCAATCCTGTGTGCTTCTGTTGGCATGTTAGGATCGGATACAGGTATGACATCAATATTCTTAAGATTGAAATCTTGCCTGAACACTTGCTGTGCACCACCTGCGACTTCGTAGGGATACAAATCTGGAAGATACTCACTATCTAAACGAGTGAGTACTCGCAAGTCTTTAGTTAATGCTGCGTGTAGACGCTTATGCACAGCGTTGAACAGTTTCGAAGACTGTTCAAGTAGAGCCATGGTTGTTCCCACAGGCCCATAGTTTGTTGCCTGATCTACTACATTATCTGCAGCATCGGCAAATTGAGTTGCAAGTTTGGACGAATAATCCATTAAGTTAAATAATGTTTGCGATGGTTCCTTGAAAGGAAGTATCTGTAAAGATTTTCCTAAATCACCAGCAGGAGCATTTACTTCTCTAAATTCCCCTGGAGAAATAGGCTCGTCAGGTGCAAGGACACGAAGACCGTGTGCCTTGAACCCACCTGGCAAGTTCGCAAAGGTACCTGCATCTAATAGTTGACGCATAGAGGAGGTAGCTGTTTTTGTTAATCCGCCTATTAAATGTATGTAACCATAACCATAAAAACCCAAACCAGGTATCATGGTATAATGAGTAAAATACATTTTCTTTTTTCTCATAGGATCTTCTTGATCCCAATTTCTTCTAATGCATAAAATCTTTTGGTCATCTTCCGTCATATGAACAATGTATGGAAGTTTTAATTCATCTTCATCTTCAAATCCTGGAAGATTTATATTTGCATGTATTTCTAAAATGGAAGTATATTCATCATTATCCGCAGGCTTTGTCACACCTACTATTTCATTCTCTAATTCTTTAGCGCCTGTTTCTCCTACATCATAATCACTATCAATATCAATATCTCTAAACATTCCCAAGAGTTGCATTTTTTTAATTTCATTTTTTGACATTAAATATTTATGCGTATATCGTTCAGCACTTTCTAAATTAGTTGCATAATAATCTACAAAAAAATCTTGAGCTTTAATGAACTCAGTACATGGTCTTTGAAGCGATGGATCCCAAAAAGTTTTTTTAAATCCTGTTCCATATAATGCCACATGAAATAATAACTTATCCAGCTCAGGACCATATTCAGGCATTTGAGTTTGAGTCTGCCAATTTAAAAATTGTCTGACTCTATTAGCTTGTTCTAATTTTTGTTGAGTTTGTGTGCCCATGATTCTGGTACGCACGGGTCCTTCGGTTGGAAATAATTCTTTATAAGCTTTTGCTTGAAATTTTACTACTGCTTGAGCTAGTACAGGATGTGTAACTCCCGCTGATCCTGGAAATGATCCTGCTGAATCATCATATTGTAAACCTAATAATTTAATTCCGTCTTCCGCAATTTCATCATACTCTTGCCTGGAATCTTTATCTCTTGTGAAACCTTCTTCCAAGTCACTTGCTGTTTTTTGAATGTCTTCTTCGGACATGGACTCCGCAAGGTTTGAATCAAATTGTGTAAGGTCTGGTGCCTCTTCTTCAAGAAGACCCATTGCTTCCGCTTCATCCAATTGCTGTTGATCAGTTAATGTAATCTCAGCACCACCGTCAGGTGTTGCTGTTACATCTGTTGCATTAGTCGGTATAGGAACTGCAGGTTGCAATTCCTCTTCTAAATCTATTTTCTTTTCAATCGCCATATATCCCTTTATGTGTAATAACGTCTACTACTTTCCCTATTATAAATCTCTTTCTCTCTCTTGTCAAGCCACGTATCCTTAGTATGAGTAATATAACCACCGTTACGCATCCATATTAAAGCTTGTGAAAGAGTGTCCATATAGTCATCATGACTACCTGTTGGAAAAGTTCTGGCTTCATCTATGACATCCATAGCCCAATCCTTTTTAAAAGGAGCATATATGCGCTTGTTATGAAATAAAGATGTTACAGAATAAGCTCTAGCTACCTTATCCCTATCAGGTTGAAACTCAAATATGGGTAATCCCGTCATTCGTAAATCTTGAATTAAAGATTGACCCGATGCTTTTTTCTCAATGAGTATAGAATCAGGTTTATGTTCATCATATTTCTTAACTGCCTTTTCACGCAGAGTCGGATAGTCCCAACGTCCCCTTTCCGCACCCAATAGTACCAGATTAGGTATATCGAATCCTGATTTAAAGATGCCCCACGTAGTTACCGCCGAATAATCGGCAGATGTCTTAGTTGAAAAGGCCGTATCCCAGGATTGTATGATATAATCACACTCAGGTGGGGTAGTATTGTCCCAATTCTGCCACCAATCCAGCTTTATTATGTTTCCTTCCTCATTTGTAGGAGTTTGAGCGTATAATGCATCAAATTTAAAGGAAGGTGTGTTGTTTTTAGTACGAATTATCTCTTCTGTTGTCCAACAAAAGCCATCTTTATGGTCAGATGCAGGCCAAAAAGAGTTTCCCAGCTTTAATTTGGGGTATTTCTTGGATAAATACCCTTGTTTCTTTAAATCTTCATGGGCTTTATTTAAAATTTCTAAAGATTCCGTAGTATTCAGGGCAGGAATACGTATAACTTCCCATTTATCTGCCATAGGAGTGTCATCTTCTAATGATAATAGATGCCCCCCTAAATCATTTTCATGCCATCTGGTCATAACAAGTACTATTTTACCATTCGGCATCAATCTGGTACGTAATCCAGAGGAATACCATTCATTAAGACCATCCCTTCTAGCTTTTGAATAAGCATCTTGCTCGGATATAGGATCATCTATGATGGCAAGGTGGGCACCAAAGCCCGCTATGCCTGAACCAGAACCTGCCGCTAAAAAAGATCCCGCTTCTTTACCTTTATGTTGTAATCCCCAGCTATTCGCCGCACGATTATCTTTTCGAATATTAATATGTGGAAAAATATGCCTATATTGTTCTGTATTAACAATATCACGAATGGCCCGTCCAAAACGTGTAGCCAAATCATCACTATGAGACACAGCTATTTCTTGCCAATATGGATTGCGCCCAAGCGCCCATGCTGGAAAATACGTAGATGCTATGAGGGATTTACTGGAACGAGGAGCCACAAAGACCATAAGTCTGTCAACTTTCCCCGCTTCAATTCTCATGAGCTGATCACATAATAATCTATGATGCGGACCCACGCTGAATGAAGGATTCATCAGCATAATAAATGCTAATAAATCTTTTCTAGATTGTCGTATTGCTAATCTTGTGGCAGCGTTTCTATCCTCTAAGGTGACAGACATATGCTTGATCTCCCCAAATAATCAATTGTTGATATAAATCTTCAATTGGTTTATCTGGATCATATAAGTCTAACCTTGGATGCAGTACCATACTAATATCTCCTGTTAATTTAATTCTAACCACCTAATTTCTTTTTCCATCCGATCGTTGCACTTTTTTCAAAAGGATCTACTTCGGCATAGAAACCTTTCTCTTTTAATTTCTTGGCAGTTTCTAAAACTTGTCCACCACCTGGAGCCATTTCAACCCATTTCCCCGCTTTCTCTTTTCCTTTTTTAATCGGAGTCTGCAGAGTTTTATTTATGATGGCCGCGCCGCCAATCGTAAGTAAATCTTTGGCCGCGTCCTTTGGATTATCATAAACTTTTTTTTGGCTTCCCATTAACGAGAACCTTTTGGAGCAGAACTAGCTTTTTCATCTTTCTTATTTATATCCTTAGACAATTGAGATTTTCTAAGAACATCCTTGAACTTAACTTTTTCTTTTCCAACCAGTTCATGATCAGCATTATATGCTTTTATTTTATCCTTTAAAGTTTGTATCTTAGAACCATAATTACCTTTTTCAACTAAAGATTCTTTATTACCTAAGATTGCATTCATTTGACTAGCAAAAGGAGTTTGTTCATCCAAGAACTTTTGTTCCTTTCTTTCGCCTGCTCCAGTTACTGGTGTACTTTTTCCAGAACCTTTAGGCATTTTTCTAGCTTGACTTAATAATTTTTTAAAATCTTTACCATATCTTTTTTTAAGTCTTTGTATCTCTATCTGATATTGATTTCTGGTTCCATCTTTTGCTTCTTGTTTTACAAGTTTATCTTTATTATCTAATAAATTTCTAAATTTATCCAACTCATTTGTAGCTGGTAATTTTAATGTTACTTCTACCATTATGGTCTCCTTTATTCTTTTGGATATTTTACCCTAGAACCTGAAGACTTTAAATCAGATATTATCTTAGGCAAAGTTTTAGTTCTATATTTATCCTTAGGTTTAAATATTTTTTTAGTTTTATGAATAATTTTATCAACACCTTTTGCAGTTTTATCCACAAGACCCAATTCACCAGCCGCTAAGCCAGCCGCCGTACCTATAGCCACTTTATCACTAGTTGGCATTTTTGATATCTTTGATATCTTAGCTGGATGATTCCTTTTTCCATACTCTGATCCTTTTATAGGTTTTTGCTTAACTGCCCCTTCCAATTTCTTATTTAAAGCTTTTGTATTAAATTTACCTCCTAAAGCCACTTGCTTAATGGGAGCCGCTGATGTTCCCTTTGGAAGAGTAAATGCCTGATCATACCCTGGCGTAACTTTTCTTGTTCTTATCGGTGCTCCTCCGCCTTTACCTGCCATATCAGTTCTCCTTCTTAGGATTTACGTAACCCTGTATAGTCTTAGTATAAACGCCGTGTGCGGGACCTTCATACTCTTCAGCTTTTTCAGTCCAGGTAAAGGTATTATTCTTTCCCTTCTTTGCCTGTGCCGTATACCGAGTACTTGTGTATGGACCATCCACGGGTTGTTGTGGTTTTACAATTTTAGTTGCCATTTAGTGTACACTCTCTTTCTTTACTACTAA